CCGCAAAGTGTTGGTGTTTGCGCCCTTCAAGCATGCTCTAGCTGGTATTTCTGCAGCGCTTACTTCGGGAAGTTACGAACATGCTGTTATCGATGGCGATACACCTGCACCAGAGCGCGCAAGAATTTTCAACCTGTTTCAAAACACTGAAAAATTCCGCGTCATCTTGGCTCATCCTCAGTGTCTTGCGCATGGCATTACGCTTACCGCCGCCGACACAGTCATCTGGTTTGCTCCGGTTATGTCTCTGGAGATTTACGATCAAGCGAATCATCGCATTCGCCGCGTGGGTCAACACCATAAGCAATTAATCTTGCACCTGCAGAGCACACCGGTTGAGAAAAAGATTTACAAAATGCTGCAGGCAAAGCAGAAGATACAAGAACAACTTTTAAAACTCTTCGAAGAGAGTACTCTGGACAATCCGATTACTTAGCCACCCACCCCACAAGGAGAAGCCATGACGAATTTTTCCGTGCGCGTTGCGCAATACGTAAAATTGCGTGACTTGATCAAGGACAAGGAAAAAGAGTTCAAAGAGAACCTAGCGCCTTATAAAAAGGCACTTGAGGACCTCAATTCAGTGTTGCTAAATCACCTCAACCAAGTCGGTGCGAATAGTGTTAACACCGACGAAGGAACGGTCTATCGTACCGAGAAGAACTCGGCATCGCTAGCCGATCCTGCGGCCTTTATGGAATACGTGATCGCCAACGAAGCCTACGATCTGATGGATCGTAAGGCCAACGTCACGGCTTGCGCGGAATTCATGAAAGAGCACAACACATTACCTCCGGGAGTAAACTTTTCCAGCGCTTACATTGTCGGCGTTCGCCGACCAACAGAAGAGAAAAAGAACGGCAATTCCTCACCCAAGGAGAAATAAATGACAAAGATGCTTCCCGGTTCGTTTGGCCCAGTGTCCACTGTTTTCGGCAATGACGACAGCGACGACAAGTTATCCACAGGTATCAAGATCGGCTACCCGATCTTGCGTATCAAGGGCAAGGTTTGGTCTATTACTCGTGGTGGTGCTGAGCCGTTCGTGCTGATGCGCAAGGACAATGACGGCCCGCGCAACTCCATCGACGTAGTGCTTCTTGCCGCGTCGCAATATGTGTCCAAAGTCTGGTACGAGAATGGTTACGAGGAAGGCGCAACCAATCCGCCCGACTGCTTCTCGCCCAACGGCATCGTGCCGGATGCGGCGTCGACCAAGAAGCAGAACAACACCTGTGCAGGCTGCAAGCAGAATGCATGGGGTTCCAAGATTACCCCGGCAGGTAAGAAGGCCAAGGCGTGCACTGATAGTAAGCGCGCAGCGGTTGCACCTCTCGGAGACATCAGGAACGAGGCGTTCGGTGGACCAATGTTGCTGCGTGTCCCTGCGGCTTCGCTGGCCGATTTCGGGAACTACGGCGACGGCATGGATGCCCGTGGCTACAAGTACTGGACCATCGGCACCAAGATGAGCTTCGATACAGGCGAGTCGTATCCGAAGATTGTGTTCGAGCCAATTCGACGACTTGAGGATGAAGAAGCCGTCGCAGTGCTGGAACTGCGCAAGTCACAGGCGGTGCAGAACATTCTCGCCGAAAGCGACTTAGCGCAGGAGGCGGTTGTTGAGGCGACTATCAAGCTACCGGCCGGGTTTCATGGCGAAGATGTTGAGGAGCCTGTTACCCAGAAGGTAACTCCTCCTCCGCCACCCCCAGCGAAGGAAGCAAAGGAACCGAAAGAGACCAAGGTCACCAAGCTACCCCCGCAACCGTCCCCTATTAACGACGGGTTCGGTGGTTCTGAGCCAGCGAAGGTTATCAGCCCCCAGCCAAAGCCTAAGCGAACTCAGGCCGCCGTATCGCCGCCGCCGCCTTTCGAAGCCCCCGACGAGGTGGCGGCGGACGATAGCTTTGAAGCCAGTCTGGACGCCCAAATCGAAAACCTGCTTCCGGAGAACTAGCACTTTTGGGGGGCGGGAAATCGCCCCCCATCCCACCTACCCACAGAAAGCAAGTCATGCTGGACGCTCAAGAATACCTCGCCAAGGTGCTGCCTTGGCCGCAGGATGGCGACCCGCCTGCCCACATCAATCTTCACTGGTCCCTCGACAAGATGGGGAACAACGGCAAGCCGATCTGGACCGGCCGAGCTACTCATTCAGTGCAGGAAGCGGTTAAGACTGTGAAGTGGGCGCTGTCGCTAGCCGACGTGAAGGACATCTATGTCTGCATGTCCTCGCAGAAGGACGCACTGCCGAAGATCTCCAAAGGTGGACACAGATATCTATTACCAATCCGTGGCACGGCGAACGCTGTCGCGCTTAAAAGCCTGTACATGGACATCGACGCCAAGGGAAAGGATAAGGACAGTTATGACACACTGGCGGAGGCGCTCGTTGCGTTCAACGATTTCATCACCGATGTTGGGCTCCCAAGACCTAACGTCATCGTCAAGACAGGAGGCGGCTTTCATGTCTACTGGACCTTCGAACGCGCACTCACCATACCGGAGTGGCAGCCATTATCGAATGCCTTGGCGGCAGCGGCTAAAGCGCATGGCCTTAAATGTGATACAGGGTGTACTGTTGACGCTGCTCGTATTCTTCGCATACCGGGCACTTTCAACCGAAAGCTGGATGTTCGTCGCCCTGTTGTTCTCGCTGGTGGCAGGACAGGCGGTGATTATCTTCTGGCCCGACTTGAAAGATCTCTAGATCCCTACAAGACGCTTACCCCGAAAGTAACTCCGGCTGCACCCCCAGCGTGGACGGCTGTACTTCCTCAACTGACGCCGATCACTGGCGGCAATGATCTGTCGGCGGGCATCGAGAAGAACTCTGGGCCGCCGATTGATATCAAAGATGTCGCGAATGAATGTCCTTTTATTCGCGAGGCACTTACCACGGGGGGTAAGGACTTCGGCAATCCGCTATGGAATTTGTCGACGTTGATCGCAACCTTCACAGAAGGCGGGCGCGCCGATGCTCACGCGATGGCCAACGGGCATACCACCTACTCCACTGAAGAAACGGATGCGCTCTATGACAGAAAAGAGAGAGACCGCAAGAGCAAGGATCTTGGCTGGCCTGCGTGCCGCACGATCTCATTATCGGGGAGTGGGGTATGTCAAAGCTGTTCACACCTTGCGGCAAATCGATCTCCTCTCAACTTTGCCACAGCTCAGCCTGCGGCGGCGGGCGGCGCTGCGGCAAATGCGCCCGGCGGCGCAGGAGCAAGTACAGGCCAATTTTCGCCCCTACCAGATGGATACTCGCAAAGTCCGGATGGAGTGGTCAGCCAACTTCTCACCCAAGAAGACGGCAGCCAATTATCTGAACCTATCTGCCGATATGCCCTGTTCGACGGATACCTTGAAACCTACCCAGACTGGACCCTGAACTTCTCAACCCACCTCGAAACCGGCAAGACCACCCGTATTTCGGGATTTACCGAGCATCTGACAGACAAGACTTCAATGTCTAGGTGTCTGAGCAGACAGGGTATAGCCTTGCATGACAGTGAGTCCAAACGCGTAAGGGAGTTTTTCGTGTCGTGGATCAAAACCTTACAGGAGTCCAAGATGGTCGTTGGCTCCGTGCCCTATGGCTGGAGCACCGACTCCAAGTCCAACATTGAAGGTTTCGTCTATGGTGGAAACCTCTGGATGGCTAACGGCAACACCCGTCAGGCATCCAACCCCGACAAGGTGCTGGCGATGCGCTATACGCCACGCGGCGGCGGTAAAACTTCATGGGTGGCGGCGGCAAAGCTGATCACCGACCAGAAACGCCCGGCTCTGGATGCCATTGTTGCGTCGGCATTCGCCGCTCCGCTGATTAAATTCTGCTATGAGCCGGGCATCCTTATGAGCACCTACTCGACCAAGTCGGGCATCGGCAAGACGTCGGCGCTGAAAGTAGCGCAGGCGGTATGGGGCGATCCGATCAGGGCGATGCAGGCGCTGGACGACACCCAGAACGCCGTGTTCAAGAAGATCGGCGCGATCCGAAATCTCCCGATGTATTGGGACGAGCTGAAGACCGAAGAAGACACCAAGCGGTTCACCAATCTGGTGTTCAAGCTGACCAACCAGAAAGAGAAGGATCGCCTGACGCAGACCGCTGCGATGCGCGACGGCGGCTCATGGAACACGATGCTGGTCTGCGCCTCCAACGACAGCCTCATGCAGTTTGTAGTGCAGCAGTCGAAACAGACCACTGCCGGAATAAATCGCATATTTGAGTATGAAGTCCCTGCGGCGGTCGATAACACGGGTCAGATCGATCAAGCCGATGCTAGCCGAATTCTCGGCAGGCTCAACGACAATTACGGCCACGTCGGCGAGGAATATGCGGGTTACCTCGGAAGTAATCATGTTGCCATCGCAAAGGACGTTGAAGATTTCTACAAGTCTATCGGCAACGAGATCAACTCGTCAAACGAGGAACGCTACTGGCGCGTAATGTTGGCTTGTCTGATCAAGGGTGCCGAGTATGCCAACAAGCTTGGTTTCACCAATATCGGTGTTCCCAGCCTGAAAGCATTCCTGATCGGAGTGGTTGGCAATCTGCGCACCGAAAAGGGCATCTCTCCGGTTGATCTGGAGCAAGTGATAAACGTCTCCAATGCGCTGGAGCAATTCCTTAGCGACCATCGCTTCCGGCATACGCTGTACACCAACAAGATCCACCGCAAGAAAGGTAGGCCGGTGCCGGGTGATATCGAGATCAAGCGCGACATAGCCCGGCTGGAGAAAGTCCGCGTCCATGTCGCCTTGGACGACAGGGTACTGCATATCGACAAAAGCTATCTGCAGGAGTGGCTGATTAGGAACAAGCATCCCTGCGGTGCCATCATGAAAGCGCTGGCCGCTAAGTTCAAAGCGAAGGATATACAGGCGAGCATGGCTGCCGGTACCGACTTTTCCGGCGGAAGAATGTACATGATCGAGATCGATCTGCTTCAGAACCCAACACTCAACTTCATCGATGGGACATAATGAGGTAACCATGACTACTGACGCAGATACGCTCGCAAAGGCGCTACGCGCCTGTTTCATAGACGTAAATGGCGACAACGTCGCTGATGCGCTGAGTGAGATTGCTGAAGTTTTAAACAGGCTCACCAATAATTTAGGCGACATTGGCGCGCATCCGCTGCAGGGAGAGAGATTTGATGGAATTGCAAGTTGTCTAAGCGATATCGCTGAAGCGATCCGTGAATATGGAGACACCCATGCCGGACAAGTACCTGAAGATGCGCGACAAGTTCGCCAAGACCATGTCGATGCCAGCGGCGAAAACTAAAGCGGCCCGGCTGTTCAATGCGCAGCGCCCGAAAGGCGCGAAGCCGGTGCTCAGTCGCGGTAAGGGCGCTCATAAAGGACCTAAGTCGTGACCCCGCGTGAGCGCCACGACATGGTCTACATCATCGGCGTCGTGATTGCCGTCATAATCGTGGCCGGGATAGCGCTCGCAGCATCGAGGATTTGGGGATGAAAACACTCTTTTTCTCTAAGACCGGGCCGATGTTGCAATACGATAGTCACGGTTATCTGTTGATCAAAGATCTTAATCCGGAAATGGAAGTACGCTGGCATCTGTCCCGTTGGGAAATGATGAAGCTAGGCTGGAACTGCCTCTTAGCTGGACTAAGCGGGTGACCCAATGAATATTGCCACTAAGAAGTTCTACATGGGTGACGATATCGAAGCCCTGCCACGCGATAAGTTGCTGGAAGTCATCGATTGCCTGTTCGATGAACTGGAGTCGACGCGCAAGACAACGCGATCAATCATCGAGTTGAACAAGCTTTGGCGAGAAGTGCGTGCCCGCGAACGCACTGCGTTCTGGGAGAGAAAAGGAATAAAGTAATGGCAATCGACGGTCCAATTTTCCCTGCAGGGACGGCAGTCTCCAATACTGTTTCTTTAGGCCCTACAAACCCGTTCATTATTATCTCGCCGGAAAATTGGGCACCTGCAAACTTGTCATTTCTGGTGTCGCCTGACGGTACATATTTTTATCCGCTATATATCAACGGTATGCTGTGGCAGGTTGCTTGTCCGCCCGAGGCAGCGTTGATGTTAACGGTGGAGTGGCCAAAAGGCATCTTCGTTAAATTTTTATCGGGTACCGCTGATGACCCGGTCATCCAGCCCGAAGAATGCGTATTCAGGATTGTCTAGGGCCGGGAGCCTTTATTACGTTCCCAGCCCCGATTGTGTTTCTTTGTTTCAATCCGCAAATTACCTGCGGAGTTACTGCCGCCCGAGATAACTGACTTCTTGTGGCCGACGTCTTTCCCGGCAATGGCCGCGCCACCAAGTTTCTTCTTCATTATTGCGCGGGCTTGGTTTTGCTGACTTCTGTTAGCAATTATCTCTGGTCTTGAATTGTAGCCGCGATCCATCCTCTTCACCTGCTGAGGCGTACGGTGGGACGAAGGATCGCGGGTACCAGCCATTTAGTCCTACTTCTTTTTAAACGGGGGCGGCTTGCGCGTGGCGGCTCGGTCAGCAGCGTTCTCCTTCTTCGAGCCCTCCTTGTAGCCGGACTTCTTGTCCATGCGCTCGTCGGCCTTGGAGCTTTCGAATTTCTTCATCGTCATCTTCCTGCTGACCATTGGAGTTACTTTCCCTCGGACGGCGTTACGGTTTCGCCGGTCGGCACGCCGACGACGATCCAACCAGTGCTAGGGCTCCACGCGGTCTTCCACTCAATCTTGGGCGTCCTGTCGCCTTGCCCCTCTCCGGGGTGATCCGGATCGCCGGGGTTCACGATGGGGTTAGCTGGGCGCGCGGGGTCCCAAATCACCGGGGGATAATAGATCGGATGCGTCGGGCGTCCACCACCGGGCTGCGGTCCCGGAAAACCGATATCCATATAGGGCGGCTTGCCCGGCCAAAGTCCGGGTTGCTGACCCGGCAAGGTGTTGTCGATGCCCGGCTGCTGACCCGGTAGACTGTTATCGATGCCCGGCTGCGGTCCCGGCAATCCCATACCGGGGAACGGCTGGTTGCTGCCGCCCCAAATCTGCAGTGGCGGGGTGCCTCCGGTCGGAGGATAGAAGATCGGCGGCATGACCGTAGGCGGCCAACCGGGAGACGGCTGTGGTGCTACCGGCCCATAACCGGGGAACGGCTGATTGCTACCGCCCCAGATACCCAATGGAGGGCTGCCACCGCCACCGCCGCCGCCGCCGCCAGTGTCGCCGACGGGAGTAATTAGAGCTAGGAAAGGTTGCATGCGCTTCTCCTGTTACTTTACGGGGTTACTTTCTACTTCACTTTATTGAGGTTGGGGTTTTTCTTCTTGGCGGCGGGAGAAGCCTTGCGCGTACTACTCGCTAGAATAGCGCCCGCATTCTTCATTGGCACGCCGCTTTTCTTTGCGATTTGTTTCTGCGCCGCTTTAAAGCCCATCCCCTTTGCCATTGCTTCTTCCCCTCCTTACCCGCGAAAACCGAGGGTATCTACTGGTGTCGTCTGGCGTAGCTCTTCTTTTTTATACGTCTTCGCCGTAAGCGCATTCAGGATTTGTTCAAACCGGGACGTCGGCGTGACTTCGGCTTCTTCTTCCTTAGTGGCTTTTCTGTAGTGGCGACGGTCATCGTCGTCGACCTTATCGACCTTGCCACCTTCGGCGAACTTTCTAACGGACGGCCGCATCCGTCCCGTCTTGCTGAATTTGGTGGTAAACATCATTTCTTCTCCTTTTTGACCTTACCTCCCTTGCGGAAGGCGGGCGCAGTAGGCGGCCCTGCCGATGGTGCCATCCCTGCAGGAGGGGGCTGCATCGGGCGTTTCGGCATAGGCATCGGCATTGTTTTGGGTTTACCACCTCTAGCCATCGTCATTCTCCTGTGGGTTGGGGTTAATTAATACGTCTTCCTCTTCTTCTTTTTCGTAGTCTTCTTGGCGACCTTGTTTACGACTGCCGCTTTCTTCGCCGCCTTTTTGGGCGCGCGTTTCTTCTTTGGAATTCCTCGTGGCATCTTACGTCCTTTCGATTGAACCCGTTTTTTCTTAGCGGGCTCGGTACCGGTACCACTTATACCGCTTTGCGGCAACTCAGCAGGCGCTTCACCCGCAGCAATCCACTTCTCCGCTTCTTCCTTACTCACCCAGCGGCTTAGCAGATTGCCGTGTACGTCATAGATGCCGTACGGCAAAGCGGGGTTGCTTTCGTCGTGTACAACAGAGAGCGGTTTGTCTTCCGGTCTGATGCTGGATGGGCTTATGAGCGTAGTCATGGATTGAAAACTCCTTCAGCGCGCTCGACGATATCCTTGGTGCGCTTACTTGACGTGATGCCGTGCTTGGTGTGTTTCCCTTCGGTCTCACGGCGTCGCGCGGCGTTGGTCAGGTCTTTCTGACTGATTTGCTCGTCTTCGTCGCGGCCTTCATTAAAGCGCTGTACCGCACGCTGCGCAGCTACTTTCTTCGCTCCCGTGGCGTCGACCCATGCATTAATAACCTCTAAGCGGTCAGCGCTCAGGCGCTTGCTCTCGCGCGCCACGGTGCCGCGCTGCGCCCCCAGCTCAGAGGCGGAGGATGGTGTGAAGCCCGCTGCGCGAACCGCTGCCTCCCACGCGCTAAACTGTTCCTGCGTAGTCTTGCCTGATGGGCCTTTCTTCTCGCCCGTCAGCCCGACAACCGCTTTCGTGATATCGCCAACCGTTCGAAGGGGAGACATCTTCTCGATAGCCGTGGTGAAGTCGCCCTTGAACGCCGCCTGTGCTCCCTGCACTTGGTTCATCAGGTAACTGGCGGACGCACCCGCCATCGTATCGAACAGGAAGCTCTTGATATCAGTGTCTTTCTGGCTCTTCGGCTGGCCGCGTAGCAGCAGATCATTGAGCCCCATCCGGCCGGATACTTCGATGCCGATCCCGCGATATAGCCCCTTGGAGATGATCTCGCCGCCCTTCTGACCGGCAACGCGCGCCGCCAGTTGCCGCACCGCGTATTCGTAATCGTCAGGGGTAAAGCCGGTCACACCTAGCGCATTCGCCGCCAGCAGCGCCGCCTTGAACGGTTCCGTCGGCATGCCCAACACACCCGCTACCATGCCGTGGGTTACCATTAAGCCAACAAATTGCTTCATTGCCTGCGGATCACCCTTGGCGATCCCACCTATCATGTTGCCCATCAGGGTGTACATTTTCATGGGATATTTCTTAAACTGCAGCAGGGGCCGCCCGATGGCGGTATTGAATGCTGGCGCGGCGTTCCACGCCGAGTAGTTGCCCATGGTGTTGAGCGCAGTCGTGTATGCGTAGTGCATCGCGGCTTCGTGGTTGCCGCCGTTATTCTTGTATTCAAGGTTATAGGCCATCAGCCCGGTGACGCTCCTGTTGATCGCTTCGATGGCGCTACCGACTTGGTTTGCCATTAGATCAGCGCGATCCAGCGTTCGGCCAGCGATACCGCCTTGGGCATTGGCGTACTTAGCCTGCTCAAAAATGCTGGTGTTGGAGTACATATTCCTTTCGTTCATATAGTCGAGCATGTCCTGCTGGCGACGGATTTTGTCAGGGCTAGCGGTATTGGACTTGCCAATTGTGTCCTTGAACAATTTGACATAGTTCGTAAAGCCAGAGTCGTTGGTGTACGCTTTCACGGTATCCTTGAAGCCCGCCATCAAGCCTGTGCGCCCGCCAATGGCGCTATAGGCGTCTTTCATGGCGCGTATTGCTGCAATAAAGCCATGCCGCGCGCCAACCATTGGCATCGCCGTCGTCGCCACTTCGTGGGCGTTGATCAGGTGGAAGCTCGGCCCGGCCAAGAAAGAAAGCCGCGTCAACTGTAGGACGCGGGAGATGATGCCCGGCTTGTGTTCGTCAGCCCGGCCCGCCGCCTTGCCATAGATCCGATTGACGAACTCGCTGTAGATTTCATCCCGCCGGATCGCGTCCTTATCGTACTGATGTTCGTGTCTATAGTTACGCATCTCCTTGAAGATAGCGTCCATCTCCGGGCGATATTGCAACATAGCCAGATGATTTGCCGTCATCCGGGCGTAGTCCGCCGTCACCCGCCCGAGATCACGTGACTCGCCTGCCACATTGCGGCGCTGCCGCATCGAGTTTTTAATGCTGGTGGTGCCTGAAAGCCCCAATGTCAGGTCGTGGAACATCTCCCGCATCGCCGCCTTCTGGGTGGAGTCGGCGTCGATGTAGCGCTGTTGTTTTTCGAGTGAGCGTAACACCTGCCCCATTGCACCCTGAATATTGGTGACATCGTCACGGTAGGCTTCCTCGCGCGCGTGGCTGCGGGCATTGAGCAGCCCCGACGCTGCTAAATCTCTCTGGTTCTCCAAGGCTTCGGCACGGGTCGTGTGCATCTCTACATGATCAACCTGCATTGCCACACGGTAGGCAATAATGGCATCGGGGTCCTCGCCTTCGACAATCTTTGAATGGTCGTTCCTGTCGACCCAGACTTTGCGGACTTGGACAGGGTCCAGTTTGTTGCCCTGCGGGGTGTGCGAGTTACTTCTGAGGTAACCCTTGACGGCGGCTCGCGCTCTGGCATCGCCGTATTCGCCGTTCTTAGGCGTCGGATCGATGAACTGCAGCGTGTTGTCGTTGATTTGGGTGGCATTCTTGGGAACGCTCAGCTCGTGCTCGGCGGCAGAAATAAAGTCGCCATAGCGCCGGAATGGGACGTACCAGCCCTGCCGTTGTTTCAGCGACCGTACTTGGTCGAGCGCACTCACCAGCTTGGTGCCCGCCCACGTCTTCT